GTACTTGCGCAGTCGGTTGAGCAGGATGGCCCGGTTGTTTTTGGCGGTATAAAACCCGAGTTTTTCGACGTACTTGGAGGCCATCTTGTCGTAGATGAAGCGCCGATAGAGTCTAGGGTACTGATCCAAAGACAGTTCTTCCTGAACTGCGGCGCCAACATGGTTTACCTCGCAAACAATCAAGGCATTGTTGTATTTCCTGCCCATTTGCATCACCGACATAGAGAATTGGTGGACAGGAATGCGCTGATAGATCCACGCCACCGGCTTAATCTTCTCTTTGTTGCTGACATCGAGCACACAGGCGGCGCTGAAGTCGCCATTGACCGAGCCAGCTGCAGCATCGCAGCCTAATATGTAGATCCTGCCGGGTTTTGGCTCCGTGATGACCTCAGTGGAGCGATTAACCTCTTCGGGAATCCAATCACCGTCGAAATACATGTCACCGCTGTGCAAAAACGCCTGCTGGGGCGTGGCTGGGTACTCCTGGGCAAACTGTTTCCAGTCATCGCCGCATTTCTGGTTGATGCACCACTTCATCCAGCGAATTTGCTCGCTTGATAGTTCCTGCTCCCGAACAAACTGCTCTTCGTCGGGTTCCAGTTCCCTTTCGACGATGGCGATCAGCTCCTCGTCGAAGTCGATCGATTCACCTTCGTAGTCGGAGTAGTTGCCCTTCTCATCTCGGTGCAAGACGTAGGATTTCAGGGCCATCCAGGGCAGGAAGACCTTCTTATAGCCGTTGTTGGACATCCACCACGGGTAGAAGTGGTTGAAACTGTTGGCCGTTGTCTCGATAAACGCTGATCCGCGGTCGGTCAGCGACTGCATAGCTGCAGTAAACACCACATCAGCCTTCTCCCAGAAGGCCATCTCGCTGCAATGCAGGTATTGGACGGTCTTGCCGCGCAGCTTGTTGGGTGAGTTGGCGGTGGCGATGCGGATAAAGCCAGTATGGTTCTTAAAGACCAGTTCCGTCTTGGTCGAATGCTTCGTTGGGTAGTGCGCCTTCATCCAATCGGGCAGGCATTCGTAATAATTCTTATAGATCGCAAAAATACTTGCAGCTGCGTCCGTCTCGTGGGCGATGACGACGGCGCGCTCGTGGCTATTGAACAGCACTTTCCAAAAGAAGTAGGCGGCAATCCACGTCGAGATGCCCTCTTGGCGCGCTTTCAGGATGCCTACCCTTTTGCGGCCGGACGAAACAACGCCCCAGACCTGCTGCTGGGGGTTGTTCCATAAGAAGGGAATGAGCCGACCCTTCTTGTCCACGATGTGAAGCACTTCCGCCGAGAAGAACTCGAAGTCTTTTGAGCAAGCCTCGAGAAACTCTCGTTTCGCTGAACTCAGCGATGCCACAACTCTACTCTACTAAGGCAGAATAAGGTCGTTCGCGGCTTGGATCACATAGATCACGTTGACCGACAACGAGCCGGCCGTAAGGTCTTCCAAGGCGTGGCCGGCATCAGGATCAAACGCAACCGTGATGGCGCGTGCAGCCGTTTCCACATCGGCGGCACCACCATCAAGGCGAGCGCCTGTAGTTCCTGGAACATTCCTGATTCCAGTACCGGAGCCAGTAAAGATGTTCTCAGCGGCATACCAACCATTGGGATCTGCACCACCACCAGACCAACCCACATCAGCGACCATCGTCGCGACGCCACCACCGGAGAACTCGGTGTTCACGGTGATCCAACGCTGCAAGACAATCGCCTGAGCCGGAAGTCCTTCCGATAAGGTGATCGTTTGTGCGGCGCCGTTGACCGATGCGGTCAACTCCGAAGCGAAGATCGTTTGGGAGATGCACCGGGGTGCGCTAAGAAAACTGGCTCTAGCCGTGCTCATTTCTGCTCCAATGCAGCAATGCGCTGAGTGTCTTTATCCGTCCTCTTATAGAGGATTTTGACATCAGCGGTGTTACGTTCAACTTCGGACTTCAAAACAGGAAAGTCCGTCTTGGTGACTTCACTAGCGTCATCGACTTGTTTCATCAAGCGATTCACCATCCAGAGGGTCAGGCCACCGATTGCCGCTAGGATGATCTGGCCCAGGTTTACGGAGAACTGCAGTTCCATCACCAGCCGCTCCGCCTGACCCGAACCTTAATTACTTTAATTGCCGCTTCAAGATCTTGCAGTTCCAACAAGACCTTCTCGAGGGCAACGCCGATCTTCGTCGTCGTTTCTGCAGCCTGAGAATTGTAGACCTGGACGACCTGCTCAAATTTGTCTCGAACCATCGCCTCGCGCTTGTTGCGTTCTTCCATCTGCTCCCGCAGTTGCTGCTGGAAGTTGTCGGTCTGGATCTCCATCCGCTTAGACATACGGATGTACATATAAAAAATAGCTGCAGAGGCAATGCCGACAGGGCCAAACCCAGCGATGACAGCTAAGAGTTGTGGGTCCATTACCGGCCGCCGCGCAGGGTGGTCAGTTTAGCCTTCAGCTTTTCGTCGATCTCATCCGTCTCTTCGACTTTGAGCATCGGCTCGAGTGACGCAACAGCCTTGAGTGCTACATCAAGAAGTTTGGCGTTGCCGCTGTCGTCCATCGCCTGACCAATAATCTCAAGCTTCATGCGCTTGATATCGTCGGTGTTCAGGTCCGATGGGTCGATCTCCTTGATGCGCCTAAGCAGTTCCTTCAGTTGCGACATAGTTACCCTCCCCTCTAAAATACCATTCTTGCAGGTGCTGACTAAGAGCTGCCATTCCCGCTTGCGCCCTTAACTGGTCGCCGTTGTATTCTAAATGAGCCAGGTCATTCAAGCTAATCACATCGAGAAGCACTGCAGCCTCGCCAACCGAAGCTTGACGGAGAACTTCTTCGATCACCTCGTAAACCCAAACCCGAGTATCAGGGTAAGCAGAGTAGGTGCCAGAACCCAGCTGGGCCTGAGCCATCGCAGACCGCTCCATAAGCAACTCAACTTCAGGCAGTACAATCGATCGAATAGCAACCTTGGCTAAATGCTTCTCGTACGCGCGGAGAGCCTTAGCCCATGCAACACGAGTAGTAGGAGCAGAGCCCAAGATAGCAATACCACTGCTATAGATCCAACCCATGACATCATCGGCAGAACCCTCCCATTTTAAAAAAATATTTTGATCGGATGTGCCAGTGGCGCCCCACAACCTGAACATGGCGCGCACGCACGAGGGATGCACACAAGGCCCAACCTCCCTGTACAGAAAGTGCTTCGACCCATGGGCAGCGCAAACCTTCAATCCAGGACTCCGTGATCAGGTGGCACCAAAAGCCTATCGAGTTTCTCAACCGAAAGCATCTCAGCCTTACAGTACTGGCAACGCCGCTTCCGAACCACGTCATAAGGACCAACGACAGCCTGAGTCTCAACATCACCAAGAGTCTGCCCAGTAGCAATGGACTCCAATACGCCGACTTCACAGATAGGGCAGGATAACATCAGCGCCCAGATATCACGCAGGGGTCAAACTAAACAACCAGCGCGTTGAGTACTTTAAAGGCAAGCGAAGATACCGCCAAACCAAGCCTTTTTTTAGGGCCTTGACCGGCCATTTTCTTCTCAGGTATTCCGGCATCGGTAAGACAGAGATTCCACTGAGGCAGGTGCTTAATAGCCACCCTACTCTGAAGCTTCCACCCCCAAAAAAAAGAGCCTCTCCCTAGAAAGAAGATGTGCTCTTGAAGAGGGGAAACCAGCAGCTGATGCAGCCACAACAAGCCTGGAACCCGCCAGCAACGGCAACGAAGAACCCGAAGGTTCTGGAGCTGCCCGCAATTGCGTGGGTGACTTTCTAAAGGGCACCGGGGTGCCGCACAGCGATCGGGTCGCCACGTTGCCGGATCCGCTTTCGCAAGTGTTTTCAACCACTTAGGGGTGATCGGCCCGCCTGGCGGCCGCCAAAAAGGCAGTTGGTGCCATGCCGGCCCAAAGGCCGTGGCGGATGCCCCAAAAACCCCCGCAATTGCCATCGATGCACCACACGCAACGGTGGCAGGCAACGCCCCCGAAAGCAGAGCCAAAGCACAAGGGGAAAAGGGGCGGCTCCGGTGGTCCCGGGCCTACCATAGGAGCATACGACCCCGCGGCCTGCGCTCAGCATCAAGCCCTACCGGCTAGCGCTTGCTGGTTCACCATCGACAGCACGGCCCCACCATGCGCGGGCGTGTTCCCTTAACGTACGCGAGCGTGCGCGGATTACCGACCGGACCAAAAGCAGCAGATCTGGACCGAAAAAGGGCTTTTTAGATCTGCGCGCACACATGAGGCACGCGACGTGCGCGCGAGGCCGACCCTAAAAACCGACGGGTTGCTCTTGCTGTCGATGGGCGCCCGCCGCTTGCTCTTGAAGACCGGCCCGACATCGGCAGCGCCCACCCGGAAAAATTTTTTTGGACGGTCCTGGTCTACGCGCACACGCGCGAGACTGACTCCAAACCACTTAAATCAGCTGGGCCCAAACTCCAAAAAGAGCTGGGAGGCAGCCAGAAACCGATAGCAGCGCAAATAATATCGCCGGGTTAACTTGCAATGCGTAAACCTTTGCCCCATAGTTCATATGCACCGGAGGCCCTTAACCCTTCCCCTTCGGTCTGGAGACACCGTGTTTTTACTGATCCAAATTCTAAACGCAGCGCTAAAAGAACGCCCTAGTTCGCTGGTTTTAACCCCGCCGGTCTATTGGGGGGTGACCCTTAGCGCAATGCAACGACCCTACCGCACCGTGCGCGTGCAATCGAAGGCAACGGTTAACGCCTACATCGAAAATGTAGGAACCACCGACCAAGACTACCTACTTGGCACCATAGGCGTTGAGCACACCGAGCGGATCGACGGCCGAGCAATCCCCGGCGAAGGCGCGAACCTAGACTTTGAATTGACCGACCACCAGCAAGACTACCTAAACTGCGGCCTGCAAGACCTTGGCAACACTCGCAACGGATTGCCCCACATTCACCCAAGCCGCGCATTTTACGCCTACGCAACACCGAACGGTGGCGACTCCTATCGCCTGACCTCGGTTGAATTCACCGAAGACGAAAGCAACGAACACGGCCCAGCGGCAGCCCTTAACGCGTTGCTCACCTTCGAAGTAAGCCTCGGTTTCGATGTGGTCGAACGGGGCCCCGAAGTAGACAAGGTCAAAGACTGGAAAGCGCAGCACATCAAAAATCCCAACACCTGCTACGATACCCACGTTTGCCCGTATTGTGGTGAGGAAGATATGGCCAACATCGACATGGAACCAGAACATGGAGAGACGTCCTACACCTGCTTAACCTGCGATTGCCGCTGGTTCACCGAAACCATTGAGAAAATCACTTTGATCGAGGAGCCGGCCAAATGATCACCCTTACCTTGACCACCGAAGAGGCCGCCGCCCTACGCAATGCCCTAGGCTATGCGATCACCATGCACACCGTGGGCCCGGGTTGCGCCACAAACCCGGTTGACGACGAAAACCAGCAGCAGGCCCAGCACCTGCAAGGCACCATCGGCCAAACCCTTGACCCTACCGACTTTTGCGCTTGCGCCGCGTGTGAGGCCACCGACAACCCCTCTTTCCCTTGTGATGATTGCGGAAACGCAACACCGGCTTCCGAACACTGCGGAGGCCCTACCACCGACGCCGAACGGCTGCAGTGTCAGGCCAAAGGGGAAGAGCCGTATCTTTGCGCCGACTGCTACGGCATCCGCATTGCCGACGACGACCTTTGCCCCGATTGCGGCTATGGCCTACTTGAAACCCACAGCACCCTAGGCGGCCGCGGCGACGATGAAACCACCTGCAGCGAACCCGGATGCAACTACCGACGCGAAGGTTAACCGAAAGGGTCCGCCGGCACCCTAAGCCCGGCCCAGCCTATTCGGCGAGATTGGCGCG